CTTACAATGCTTAGTGAATCGTGTTATTAGGTTTTTGAGGAATTGTGACAAAGGTCTCGGGTGAATCATTGTTTTCATCCCCAGGTTCGTCATCAATGCCATAGAGTTCATCGAATAGTTCATCGGCAACGAATTCATCGACCTCATCAAAATTCTCATCAAAAACTGAGATACTATTAGCAACACGATCATCAGCCAATTGAATAGCCAGCGCCAAAGCTTCTCGAGCACAGCAATGTGGACATTCATTATAGATGCTAGTCGGGAGAGTAAGACCACTTGGTTCTTCTAGATCTAGAAGAAGTGTCAGACTGGCGTTGTAAACAAATTCTTCTTCGTTGTCTGGATTCAAAAACTTAAAGACATCAATTGCCAGTAGTTTAAAGTCAATTGAATCAAAATTTGAAAACGTAATATCAGCCTGTTTCTTAGAAACCTTAGTACTCTTGGTCGCCTTCGGTACCCCAGTGGGCTTCTTAGCCGACTTTTTTGTCGCGTTATTCATTTCATTGTCCTTGTGAAATTTCGCTCTTCTATAGATAGACTTAAGCCCCGATGAATTCTATCAATTTGTCCTCAGTCATCATTCCAGTTGACCGACGAAGCTCATTACCTGATTCATCAACCGCAATTAGAGTTGGGACAGATCGAACATTGAACTCCATGAACTTAGTGATATCATTTTCAGATGTATATTCCTCAAAAAGAGACTTGACCTCATGATCTAGCCCATCGATAATCTTGCCGAGTTGTTTACATGGCATGCAAGTCGCGCTGGAAAACTTTAGAATCTTCATTCAATACTCCTTCTAATAATGATTAATTGTACTCTATTGGGTGGGCTGGTGTTTTCAAATTGGTTCATTGAACCCAGCCTGTCCAGTTCATCCAAAGAAATCTTCGAGCGATGATGTTGGTTCGACGTGCCATCCGATTGCATCTAGAATCAACTTGGTCGGCTCAACGAACGCCTTTTCAAACTGTAAGTCATCATCGACGAACCGATGTAGACCGAACTCCGGCGGAAGCACTGTCATGAATCCAATCACGTTCTGATTCAGTGGGTTTGGTATCTTTAGCATGATGTACTTGATCTTCTCATTATCATTGATCACTTCATACTTATCGGTAAGATTATGTTCATCCAGTAAATGATTATACAGAATTGCTGCCCGAGAGTTGATCGGAGTGCCCTTACGGAAGATAGTCTTTGGATCTTTGTAATCGGCGACACTAGACACGCCACGAGGAAACGCTTTGTCTTCCGCCGGTAGTTGCCTAAACCTTTCCCTGAATGTCTGGATGAACTCCTGGGTCTCTTGTTCGGTACCACTGATTAGGATCTTAAACAGATCTTTGAAAGCATCCCGGCAAGGCCCTGGTGTGGATGACTTTACAGCCTCGATGCCCATGATTTTTAGCTTAGGCTCTTTGTATCGGACACCTTCTTTATCAAGCATACTCATGATATAGCGCTTTTTAGCAACAAAAATACCACGTGATGCAATCACTTCTCGCTTAATCTTAATGCGTGGTTTGTATGCATTCACGTTTTGCGCTAACTTTTCAAAGGCTGGTTCAAGCACATCTTTCTCAATCTGTTGGCCGACAGCATCAAGAAAATCAGTAACTTTCGAATGTGACAATGCGAAGGTATCATCGGTCTTAAACACCTGTTTAACCAATTCATTCAATACGACCATACATGAATCGGTGTCCATGGCCACAATATAATCATTATTGGTTTTCAGAATCTTGTTCAAGTAATTATTGATATGCATTTCAGCCCAGCGAATCACATATTGACTAGACACCGTAATACTTTCCGCAATTTCAATGGCGTAATAGCGGAAGTGTCTGTTACCACAGGCGCCGAAGAGACTGTTCAAAAGCAATTTTATCGCTTGTTCTTGGCTGCTATAGATGTTTGATTCTTGTTCTAATTTCTTTTCAAGAGTGACCAATTCTTGTAAAGACATGGTTTCATAATTCATAGTATCCTCATAATGATAGATAAAATGATAGTCGTGGTGTGGCAACACCCACTATCTCTGGGCATTTATGCTTTTCTTTTGGCTATCTCAGCTCGCACTAATTCCAATTCAGACAACTGCTCTAACATTTTTTGCTTAATCTCAACCCGTTCAGAATAAAGAACTTCCACCATTCTTGGGAGAATACCCTGCTTGTGTTTTGAGAAATACTGGCCGGTCGCAGACATCGCTTTATCTGGATATCTATTAACATATCCAGCAAGCATCTTATCAACAGTAATACCAGGCTCAATGTCGCCTTTAAGTAATGTTTCGGGTGACATATTCATCTGAACAATCAGGTTTGGGTGCATGCTGTTAACGTCAAATGTTAATAGCCAATCATGAAGACCAACGATTGTTTCTTTTACAAATGCACCCTCAAAGTCTTGCTTTGGATAATGTTTTCCAGGTGGAATAACAACATTTTCTTGTTTTAGTGCCCGATGGATTAGCTGATCCCAGATTGCAGTGGTTCCAAGTGTGTCATTATAGTTCACACCGGCTTTATAAGCCATAGTTAAAGCTAGCGTGATTAGAGCAATCTTATCTTCCATTCGCTTAACAAGAATGGTATCTTTTAGACAGTAGTCATTATAGAGCTGAGGGTTTTCTCGGTAGAGATTTGTCAGAGTACCGTATTCATCATATGACATTTTTTCTTCACCGAGAACGGCAACGGCGATTGTGTTTAGCCGATAGTTCTCCTGCGGACCAAATTTCATACCAAACTTCTTGAAGATATCCAAATAGTCAAGCTGAGCAATACCGCTGATGTCATACACCTGTACAACGCCCTTCAGCATATTAACTTGTTTTTGCTCAACATGTCCCCAGGGAGAGATTTTATTAGCATAATCTTCTCCTAGCAGCCGATTGATTCGATTGACCAGATATGGAATGTCAAAAGTGCGGATGTTCCATCCAGTGAGAATGTCTGGGCAAGTGAACTCATTTGACCAGAACGAAATTAGTTGTTTTAGCAGACCAATCTCAGTATCAAATTTGACATGTTGAATGTTAATACCCTTGTGTTCAGATAGCTTCGGATCGTAGTCGCTCAGAGTCCAGACATAGTAGATATCAGAGATACTATCGTGGAGACTGATTGCTGTCACTGGGTGTTTGGCTTCTTCGGGTTTAGGAAAGCCACCACCAGAATCTCCAGAAAAAATCTCACAGTCAAAAGTATGAACTCGAACTTTGCTTCGGTCGAACTTAATCACCCCAGGGAATTCATCAGCGATATACTGCATGATGTAGTTTGTGTGCCCATAGATAGTGAAGTTTTGCACGTCACTATACATCTCGATGAATTGTTTAGCGGATGCCATATCATCAAAATGAATAGGATCAGCCTGAGTGCCATCCAATGCATGATACTCTGACTTAGAGCCTTGTTTTGCTTTTACATATAACGTTGGTTTAAACTTGATCTTTTTCTTGATCCGGCGACCGTCTTCATAGCCGCGCATTAGAATGCTGTTCCCGCGGCGGAGAACTGATGTGTAGAAATAAGTCACTAGTACCTCTCAAAATGAAAAGGGGATGATACAATCATATCATCCCCTGGGGTCATGCTAAATCAATTGATTAGGATAGACCAGCTAGAGTTGCAGCCGATGCAATCTGGATCCCCGAGCCAAATAGACGAGACCATTCATTTTCAAGTGCGCTATCAATATTACACCGGGCGGCAATGGCATTCTTGAAAAGAGTGACTCGACCACTTTCGGCAAATGGGGCCCATGGCGCTAAGCCAACTCCCATCTTACCACTTTGATCTCGCTGAATAACAATGGCTGCTGGATGTTCCATTTCAATAGCTTCGGTGGTTTCATTTAGAACCTTACCGATTAGATCATCTCCGCCGATCATCTTGATACAAATCACATCATTTTGCATTACAAATCTCCATTATTTAAAATTAGTCTTCAGTTAGAAGCTGTCGTTGGCTAGTTTTTTCACCAATCTCGATCTTACGTGGTTTCTTGTCTTCTGGCACAAGTCGCTCTAGAAAAATTGAAAGAAGACCATTAGTGAATTCGGAACCGTTCACCACAACAGTATCATTTAGCATGAAACTACGTGTGAATGCTCGCTTTGAAATACCCTTGAAGAAGTACTCATCTGAATCATCTTCGGTAACATTCCCCTTGATGATTAGTTTATCCTTATCTAGTTCAAGTTCAAGTTCAGATTTGCTCCAACCAGCTAGTGCTAGATCGATCTGATACTTTGAATCGCCAGTTTTCTTGATGTTGTAGAAGGGGTATGAAGTGACGTTCTTGGTTAGATCATCGTGTAGCTTAGTCAGTCGATTGAATTGTTCATCAAAGCCAACATAAAATTTGTCAAAATCTTTGAGGGCTGAGCCAAATACAGATAGATTATTCATAGTTGTTTTTCTCCTATTAGGCAGAAAGTTAATTAAAAACTCCATTCCAAAGACATGGAGATTTGCCGGTTACTTAATCCGGCGCTCACTCTCAGGGGAGCAGTGTAATGACCCTGGACGCCTTTACCGTGGCACCATAACGGATCCTAAGGTGGATTCTTGCATGTGATTATTTAGCCAGTTCACATGCATACTGGTTCCCTTCCCGAGGAATTCTTATTCGGGTTGTTCAGCTTGCTCTTGTTGCATTTCAGCCAGTTGAACTTCACCCTGCTGCTTGATTTTTTGAATCAGAGCTGCAATTTCTTCGAATGGATGCTTTCCAAGTGACCGAAGAATCACATTGACCTCAGCAACAGTGAGTTCTAGATTTAGTACATTTTGTTCCATAATTTATTCACCTTTTAAAATTAACGTTTACGACTTCCAACGGTGTACTTTGACACCAATTTCCACTTATCTTTCTCTTTATACGAAATGATTTTCACCTCATTCAAGGGTACTCGATCATTTGCTTTCTCTTTATTTATAATCTTCAATAGACCCCATTGCTCAAGAAGATGAGCAATTGTATTTCGTCGCTCAATATCTCGATATGTCAAAGTCGTCGGCTTCCCGTCCAGTGCGAACATTTCAAGAAAGTGGGTGATAAAATATTTACCCTGTTTATGAAGAATATTACAAGATTGATAAAGAGTATCACCAGTTCTAGATGCAACTCCAATCCTAGTTAGAGTTTCTTTCACTTTCAGAAAGTCATCTGGGTCTGACAGTTTCACTTCCAATAGACAATCAATGGTCCAATCATAGTAGTTCTTTTGTGTCATCATGAGCCTCACTCACATAGTTTAAGACTCATTATTTATAGGGGTTTTAACGGCCACCGGTTTCATACATTTTTCGAATCTGTTTTAGCTGTTCTTCGGATAGAATATTGAGAGCCGTTTCTGCTTTCGTCTTACTGTAGTTATATGCCATCATAACGAGTTCTAGATCACTTGTCTTTACTGGCGGCTTTGACCATTTAGCAAATCTCTTACCCTTACGAATCCCATGAAGATAGAAATGGTACTGCCACTTGTTAGGAACGCCATGGCACCGATTCATCTCATTACTGAATAGTACCGTATCATAGAAGTATGACATCTGCCTATTAATGACATATGGCACATAGTCTTTTTCAAGAAGCGGATCCTCGGTTAGAAGATCAGTCTTCGTTGAGTTGATGGTATTGATAAAGTCAAATGGGCTCATGTGCTTCTAGTTTATCCATGTCTTCACGGGAAGTGAGAATGTT